AGCATCATCCACTTTGACCATTACTTCGTCTTCGTGGGCGTGTAGTGTCCATAAGCCGTCACCCCAATTGATTGGAACCTCGGCAGAGGCAGCTACTTGGTAGGCAATTATATCGCCATCAATAACTAAAGTTGTCATCATCATTGTCCTCTTTAACTTGTTCAATCACCTCTTCCATTTCCTTCTGGGTCATTACCTTGATGCCAGATTTCACCTGTATGTAATCTAGATACATATCCATCACGAACTTGCAGGCGAAGGCTACGCTCACCACAAGAAACGAGAACGTCATTATTAATAAAAAGAAAGTATCTAAATTCATATTATTACACCAGTGTACCTATTCTGTTTGAAAAGCCTTAATAACGTCTGTTGAGAAAAGCTTTTGAAGGTTAAGAAGAAACATACGTGAAGCGTTGTGGTCTCCTCCTGAGACCGACCTCACATAATCCAAGCGGTCGATAATGCGTTTAAGAATGTCTACCTCAAACACAATCGTGGCATACGTCTCACTACCTAAACATAAGTTGTGAAACCAGTAGTCTGCCTCTGTAGCTTTAATACCAGATGGCTTTCCGTAACTTTCATATTCAATACAAATGTTACCTGTATTCTGCCAAATATCTCGCTCAGACTTTACCTCAATCTTTTTGTCTTGAAGCATTTCCGCTACTTTCTGCTCTCGCACTTTTCCGTATGCCAAATCTAAATCAAATTTCTTTCTGTCAGCTTTAGTGGGTGTCAGCCCAGTTTCGTCCGACTTTGTACTCTGCATCGAGTTCGCATTTAAATTCATAATAAATTTCAGTATCCTTCATTGCTTTTAAAATTAACTCCCCAATGTCATCAGCAATTTCTTCCCTTACTTGGAGCTGAACTTCGTCATGGACAAACGCCACTATTGCAACATCTTCTTCAGTGTAACCATTGGCACGAAATAAATCTTCCATGATTACATACCAACGTTTACAGATGATTGCTCCCGCCGACTGTAACAATGTGTTCAGTGCTGCGTGGGCGTGTCGGACTGGTAATCTACGACCATCCAATCCTTTAATCCAACCTCGTTCTGCTGCTCTGTTAACTGCTTCACGAAGTTTCTTTAAGGCAGGTGTTTTATCAAGAAACTTTTTCTTAATTGCTTTACCTTCCTTAGCTCCTTTGCCAATAATCTGACCAGTCTTTTCATCACCCGAACCATAAAGAAATCCATAAATGAATGTCTTTGCTTGGTTACGTGTTTCTAAACCTGCTGCTTTTTGGTTCGCTGTGTGAATATCACCCTTCAGTATTTCCCTGCCATACGCTCCACCGTCATAGTTAGCCATATAATGGGCAAGGCAGCGAAGCTCCAAACCAGAAGCATCGGCACCGAGAAGACGATAAGAATTGTGTACAGTAAAAAGCTCACGACACTGCTGACCATAAGGAGCGTGGACTCCAGGTACCTGCGCCATGTTCGGGTTTGAGTGAGTACACCTAGATGTGACTGCACCCATGTGATTAACTCTGCCATGTAGTTTGTCATTTTTAACTAATTTTAACCATGCTTGTTTACCAGTTGCTAACTGACCCAAGCGTTTATTCAACATTAGATATTCAAGAAGTAGTTTTGCTTCAGGCATATCTATTCCTGCCAAGATTTTCTCATCAACTTTAGGCTGACCAGTGTTGGTAACTTCTGTTGGTTCCCAACCTCTCTTCATAAGACGGTCTGCTATCTGAGTTCTACTTGCAGGATTAAATGGGATAACTTTGGTTTTCGTTTTGAGTTCCACTATAGTTGGTTCAAAGGTATCCTGTAATTCTTGTTCTATATCAAACTTTCGTGCTGCTATTTCTGAGAACAAAAACTGTGCTTTCTCAACATCGAACACAAATCCTCTTTGTTCTTGCTTGAACATTTCGGTAGCAACTCTGTGTTCTAAATCTAATGCGTCTTTACTAAATTCCTTAGTCTGAATAAATTCGTAGAGTTTCTTTGTTACCTTTGTGTCTTGCACACAGTATGTGAGCATTTGCTCTGTAAACTCGTCCCAAATCTCAGACGTTCCATCATTAAAGTCACCCTTCAATTCACCTAGTCTATAACCCCAGGCTTTGAGTGAGTGACTGCCCCATAGTTTTCTTGGTAGCTCATCTTTACGGGCATCAATTTCCATTGCATTTGCCCAAATGGTTCTACAACAAACTAGGGTATCTATAACTTCCTTCTTAAACTTGAAGCCCATAAGCTTCTCTAAAACAGGTAAGTCATAAGCTATTAAGTTATGCCCTACTAAAACACTTGCATTCTCCAGATAAGGGATAGCTTCACTTAGCATGTCACCTGAGAAAGCATGAACTTGGTCGTTCTCTACTCCTCGCAAAACGATACAATGTATCTTGGTTACGGTATCTAATAAGCCATCTGTTTCTAAATCTAATATATATTTCATTGTGTCTCCGCACTAATGTAAGCTTGCATTTCGCTCTTGTTCATAAATAAATCTGAATTGTTCGGCTGATGGGTATTCACCTAAATCAATGCCTGACTCAGATTCTAACTCGTAGAGCATAATCAGGTAGACGATGTACGCCTTCCTAAATTCTGCCTCTGTGTACAACATTTAAAAATTAATCTCCTCGTTAGTTTCTTCTTCAAAGATTGTCTCTGTCATACGTCCTGTTGATTTGCTGTACGTGAGGTGGCACGCTATCCCTGTGTCACCACTCCAACGGTTCTTCAAAATTCTGACTGTTGTTAAGTTGGGGTTATCTGGGTCTTGTTGATTTCTCTCCAAACCCACAACCATATCACTTAACTGAGCAATCGCTGCGGAACCCCGAAGTTGAGATAGTGAAGTCACTGCCCCTTCTTCGTGTCCTTTGTCCCCCGATGGTCTCTTAAGTTGTGAGACCAATATCATTGCACACTGTACTTCTTCCGTCAGTGTACGAAGTTTTGTCATTGTATTGTCAATCAGGCGGCGTTCATCACTGCCATCAAAACCACTAACAACGATACTGAGATGGTCAAGAATAATGTAATCACAGCCACAGCCTCTGACCAAGTATCTGATTTTTTGTAATAAATTATCGGAATCTGTAGACCCCCAATGGTCATAAAGAAAAACACGACCATTGCCCACGGTAGCGGTGTAAGCGTCTCTAAGCTCATCTCTTGTCACTCCGTCTGTAGATAAATGTAATGGTTGGTTTAACTCTAGTCCCATAATTGCACGACCTGTGTGCTTATTATTTTCTTCTAGAGCTATATAACCAACCGATAGACCATCTTTGATTAGCTTGTATGCAATCTCTCTAGTAAGGGAGGATTTTCCTATCCCACTACCTGCTGTGATTGTTACAAGCTCACCCTTTCTAATCCCGTGTGTTTTGGAGTTAAGACCTTCAAACGGATAAGGGATGCTTTCGGCATCATCATCTGAAATAATTATATCCCAGAGTTCATCACCAGGGACAATACCGTCTGGTCTAAACGGTTTTGCTTCCCACTGTGCATCAAGAAGTTCTTTGACTCTTCCCGCAACGAGCATTTCATTTGCATCCTTGAGAGGGAGTCTTGCTATTTTTGCTTTACCAGGAGTTAATAATAAAGAACACTCTTGTGCAGCTTTCTTACCATGTTCATCTTGGTCGAACATGAATAAGACAGTTTTAAATTTCTCTAGCCATTCAATACTACGGGCGATGTCGCGTTTAGCTCCACCTGCACCAGTACGAACAGACACTACAGGATAGCGATGTTCTAAGACTTGAGACATACTCATTGCATCAATCTCACCTTCAGTAATGATGACCATGTTGCCACCATCACGCCATAGGTGTTGACCAAACAAACCTGCTTTCTTGCTTTCACCAAGATAAGAAAAGTCTTTATTTGGGAAACGTATTTTCTGACCAACAAGATTATGATGATTGTCATAGTAGTTTGCTACTTGCACGGGGGTGCCTGCAACCATTCCAACCTTGTAACCCCAGAACTTACATGTCTCTAAAGTTAACTTACGTTTAGTAAGAGCTTTGTACTCACCGTTAACAACGTTAAATTCAACAGGTTGTGTTCTAGTGTCCACTGTAGGGGTTTCTCCTTTAGTGTATGTTTGGCATGAAAAACAATAAGTATGACCGTCTGAATAAACACCCTTAGCGTCACTGCTCCCGCAATCATCGCAAGGTTCTTTAAACAAGTGTTCGCTATCCTGAGTGTGTTCGTCCATCAGTCTTCCTCGCTAACGTCTTCTGTTATGTCTAATTTAAATGCGATACGTTGAAACGCATCTCGTAATTGCAATACTTCTTCATCTGAAAATGACTCTTCATCATCCAAAATTATATCAACTAATAAATTGAAAACTTTTTCCCAGACGTTATCCATTTAACCACTCCTTCGGAATAATTTCTCCTTCTGCCCATTGGAACTTGTAGCGGTCAGCCCACTCAGAGCAGGTCATTTTTGACCCGTCTTTGCGTTTCTTAGCCCCTTGTACTGGACTGTTTGCTCTTTGAAATAAGAACCTAATGTCTAGGTCTGGGTGCTGTGCTTTAATAGCTTTCATTTTCCTTTGTGCGTCTTGTCGAAAGTATCCTTTCATTTCTATATATACGTCACCGATTTTGAGGTCTGGGACATAGGAGCGTTCAACGAAATATTGAAGTGTATGAGGTTCATATTCGTATTCAACTCCCTGTGCTTCCAGTTTACCGATGACCCGTTCTTCAAAAGTCCCCTTCAACTGCTTGGGCATTTGATGTCTCATTAAAGATTGCTGCTTCAGGATTAATCTCGAAACCATCCTCTTCATCAAACATTGAACCCTTGCTGCCATACTCAACGAGGTCAATGACCTGCACACCTTTCAGACGAAGTGATACTCCGACTTGCTTGGTGCTTGCCATGACGTATGGAATTGGCTCGAATGCCACTTTCACAGTAGACCCATTACCAATCAAAGTTTTCTCGGTTACGGGGTTGCGTTTCGCATCAACGACAACAGGTTTCTGTTCATAGATACGACCATCACGAGATTGAACCTGGGCTTTCAGTTTAGTTTTAAACTTCAGCTCACCAGTCTCATTGCCATTCTGGTCAACATGTTTTTCACGTACAGAGCGAGTGGACAGGTTCTTACCCTTTGCAGGGTTCGCCTTGACCTCTTCATCTAGCCTAGCTTGAATTAAGCCTTCTAGGTACTCACAAAGCTCTTCACTTTTTTCTTCAGGGATAATGACATCAATACTATATTCGCCAGTAGAGACAAATTTAGTATCTGGTTCATGGACTTTCGCCCACATAGCCTTACCCTCTAAAATGTGGATATTTTTACTCATATTTTAGTTTCTCCTTGAGTGTAACTAATGCTATTTCTAGCAATAGGGTGATGGTTAAACTCATGCAAAAAAGTACTTACTTTTCAATACCTTACGTAAATCCAATGACCCCCTTTCAGGTGGTTTTGGTACATCTTCTGTACCGAGGATGTTACACGCGTGTAATCGTAAGTCTTCTAATACATCATGTTGCTCATACATATCAACAAAAGATTCTCTGAGGATTTCACTCATCTGATTCATGTGGGTTGTATGAGTACCGTAACTGTCGTGTACCATCGCAAATTCCTTTAAACCTAATTCACGACATCTGTTGATAGTTATGGTGAGGTGGGCAGCATCTAAACTGTGAATGAAGTTTGGACTAGCACCTGTCCTTGTCTTGGACTTGTTAATCTTTCCTTCAATTTCAGTGTGGTGTTTTACCACCATAATACTGCCATCAATCTTAGTCTTGATTTGTCTACCCTTTGTATCTGGGTAAGCTTGTCTAACTAAGAAGTTTGTGGGAGTGACCCATTCCATAGGTTGGTTAACAGAACTATACAAAGCACCAATGTCCTTTACATAATCCATCACCTTCCTAGCAGAACCAATGACTCCATCTATTGAGTCCCAGATGTGACCTGAAACATAATAACTAGCGTCATATAAATTATCGAATGGGTTCTTGTCCCCTTTTTGTATTCTTGCTTCCATAGCTTCCAAGACATACTTCTTACATGCCATCAAAGTTCCACTGTAGGGAACAATCATGCACGGTCGTTTTGTTAGGGAACGGTCAACCCCAAACTCTAAGAAACGTAAGGCAACTGGATGACCCTTGAAGGCATCTTCCTCTACCTTTTTCATAGTGAGGTTTGCTACATCAGTGTAAATATCAG